CAAAGATCGTTCTGAAGTGGGTCGAGATGTACATGACCGGCTCTCGCGATTCGAAACTCCTCGGCATGTTCCGCGTCATCGAGTCCAATCGCCTCACTGAAGACTCCGGTACCGGCATTCAAACCGCTCTGGCCTTCTGCAAACGTGGCTTCGTCTCCGCTCCGCTGATGGGCATGGAAAGCCATGTTGACGTTCTGCCCACCGACAAGCACGCAATCCAGATCACCGCTTATGGTGAATGGGGCTGCTTACGCGCATACGACGAAATGGTTCTTCAAGTTCCATGCGATCCGTCCCCGTAGTTCAACCTTCATCCTGACGCCTGCCCCTTAACCGGGGCGGGCAATCTTCAAACCTTCATCCTTCTTCTATTATGCCTTCCATCAACTCTGATTATCAAGCCTCTCTCGATCTCGCTGCAACCACTGTCAATTACAGCCCTTCCCGCGCCCCTCTTCATGCCGCTCTTCGCACGGCTCGCTTCACCTTCACGGCTGATGCTAACCGCGCAGACGGCGACACGGTGAAACTTGGCTCGCTGGGTATTCCTGGCGCTCGCGTCATCCCCGAGCTCTGCCGCATCCGTGGCACTGGCTCCGGAACTACTGCCGTCAAGTTCACCCTGCAAAAGACCGATTCGGCCGGCGCAAATGCCGTCGCTCTTTCGGCTCAAACCTCGCAGGTCACCAGCGCAGTTGCGACAACTACGCTTGCCATTCCTACGGCTGGCGGCGCTCCTGTCGAACTGGCTGAAACGGATCTGCTGAAGTTGGTTCTGAACTACGGAACCGGCGCAACGCTGACTCTGGCTGCAACGAACACCTACACCGTGGAAATCGGCTACACCGTGGACGATCCAGCGTAAGCCAAGCTTCCCCCGTTGTTAACCTCTACTGGCGGCGGGTTGGTTCATTCCAGCCCGTCGCCTTTTTCGTAGCATGACCAAAACACTTCTGGCAAATATCGCGCTCGGCAAACTCGGCGCTTCTCGCATTACGTCGTTGGACGAGCGAAGCCCAGTAGCTGAGAAGTTGCGGGAAATGTGGGACGTGACGCGGGATTCAATTCTCCGCCGCCGTGAATGGAACTTCGCATTGAAGCGGGTCACTCTCTCAGCCTTGGCTACCGCTCCGGCTTTTGGTTATGCCTACCAATATCAGCTTCCCACTGATTACATTCGGGCTATCGAGTTCAACGCACAAGCGGCGGGCACTTCTCAGGCGTTGTTCGAGATCGAAGGCGACAAGCTCCTGACCAACGACGCAACGGCAGAGCTTCGATACGTTTACCGCAACGAAGATGTGTCTTCCTGGGACGACGGGTTTCAAGCCGCATTCTCTTTTGCTCTGGCCGCGGCTGTGGCTCCATCGCTCTCGAACTCGCAAACTATGGCAGCGGATCTGGAAGCCAAAGCAGAACGGGCAATCACCAAAGCAGGCGGCGCAAACCTGGGCGAAGACAAGCCAAGGGCAATCCTCGCCTTCCAGGATAGCGGATACATCAACGCAAGACTCGGCGCAAGAAACTGGTAATGAAGGCGGCTATCAACTCCCTCAATGGTGGCGAGATTACGCCTCTCATGCGCGGTCGTGGCGACCTTGAAAGCCTCCGTCGCGCTGCGGTTCAAATGGCAAACTTCATGCCTCGCGTCTTTGGCGGGGCTGGTCGTCGCCCTTCACTGATGCACGTTGCTGAGTCTCTGGATGGCGATAAGCATTCCCGGCTGATACCATTTACGTTCTCCGTAACGACTCGCTACTTTGTCGAGCTTGGACACGAATCAATGCGCTTTTGGGACGCTGGCACGGTGGCGCTTGATAGTGACACGATCGCGGCCCCTTGGGATGAATCGGACTTGGACGAGATCCAGTACGCGCAAATCAATGACGTGATGTTTCTGACGCATCCAGACTATCCACCGCAAGAGCTTTTGCGAAAGGTGGACGGCTGGGAATTGCGCCCGGTGCCCTGGAAATATCCACCATTGAGAGACGAGAATGCCAAGGAAGCAAACCGTGTGAATCCCGTTTACTCCGACCTCTTCAGGGTTGGAACGTTTGAATGGGAAGAATGGGATTTGAGCGGCAGCTACGATTTCCAGGTTGCTTGGACTGGGGCGGGATCGAGCACTAAGACGGCAAGACTTCAACGGCTTGATGCTGGCGTGTGGACGACGGTAAAAACCTACTCGACCACAGCAGCAACCTATCTCCAGATTTACCCTTTCTTGACATCTGGAACTCATCGGTTCCGAATGACCTACACAGGGCCAATCTGTAGCGGTTCCGTTGGAATAATTTCTAACGCCAGCTTTCCTCCAGTCTTCTCGAAGGCGCTTGATCTTTCCCTGACTCAGCCATACACGCAAACGGCTGTCACGGTTCCTGCAGATACTCCCTGGCGTGTGCAAATGGACGCTACCGCCTCGGCATCGCTTCCGGCTGGCGCTTCTTGTGTCCTGCAAAAATTCACGTCGTCATGGGTGAACGTCAAAACGCTCACAATCACGCCCGGCATTGAGACAGTTTACGTAGGGTCCGTCTCTGGTTCTGCGGTGCAATATCGGCTGAACTGGACGGGCAACCAGATGGATGACGGCGAGATGGCAATTCAAACCATCGCGTTTACCGGCGAGTCTGAAATCACGCTCGAATGCAACGCGACCTCTGGAGAAGATAAGACCTTGACGGCATCGGAACCGCTCTTCGACCCTCTGCATGTCGGGGCCTACTTTGAAATTGTGCACCGTCGAGAACTGGCAAGCTCGATTATCGTCGGAGTAGTGGGCGCGATCACCGACACGGAAAGCACGCCCGTCCTTGTCTCTGGGCAGTGGGACTTTTACACGTACGGCAGTTGGTCTGGAACGATCTATGTCGAGCAACAGAACGCGGATGGATCTTGGACAACAACGCGGAGTTGGGTAGGCAATAAGGACCGCAATATCTCAAGCACTGGCATTGTCGATTCCGGTACTTATATGCGGCTTCGGATCTCTAGCGGCAATGGTTCCGCCGTTTCTGGTGGCGCTGCCGTTCCTCGCTTTGTCCTCGAAGCTGCGGACGCCCGGCACGTCGGTCTTGTCCAGGTGACAGCCTACACCGATTCGGAGAACGTCACCGTTGACGTCGTGAACAATCTCTACGCCACGACGGCAACAAACCTTTGGAGTGAAGGGGCTTGGTCTGATTATCGCGGCTATCCTCGCGCAGTGACCCTGCACGATCAAAGGTTGATCTTCGCTGGCTCTCCGTCTGAGCCGCAAAAGATTTGGGGCTCTGTAATCGGCGACTTCCGCAACTTTGAGCTTGGAACGTTCGACGACGCTGGTTTCGCTTTCCAGCTTGCGGCGACTGAAGCGAATCCGATTCTCTGGTTAGTGAGTAAGGAAGGGATTCTTGCAGGCACGCAAGGCGAGGTCTGGAGCTTGTCGGCGGATGGCACGATTACGCCAAGCAACGTCAATGTGAATCTGCAATCCGCCCTTGGTTCTGAGCCTATCCAGGTTCTACGAACAGAGTCGGCAATCCTACTTGTGGAACGTGGCGGAACAAAAATCAGAGAGTTCGTCTTTGACTTCGCTACACAGTCCTATCAATCGCCGGTTGTTACTCAGCTAATCGAGCATCTGCTTCGCTCTGGCATTCGAGCGATGGCTAGAACCGCGAACCCTGAGCAAACGATTTGGGTTGTGACGAATGACGGGCTTCTTCTGTCCTGCTCGTATCGACGTGAGGAAGAGGTTATTGCATGGGCGCAACATCCCACAAGTGGCACGGTTGAAAGCGTGTCCACCAACTACGGCGCGGCAGCGGATGAGGTCTGGATTGTCGTTGATCGCTACGGAACGCGGCGGGTCGAAAGGCTGGACGTGGAGCATTGGGAGCGGGTCGAGGTCGATACGTCTTACCATCTGGACGCTGCCAAGGTGACGACTGGCGACGGTTTAACGGTCATCACGGGGCTAGATCATTTGGAAGGGCAGCTTGTCTCTGTGCATGCGGACGGCGCCGACCTGGCTTCCCGGGTCGTTCTGTCTGGACAAATCACCTTGAACGATCCCGCTGATTTGGTCGTCGTCGGTCTGCCGTTCACTTCGACGTTGCAACCCTGGCCTGTCTTCATGCCGCTGGATGACGGAACAAGCCAAACGAGGAAACAGCGCGTCTCCAAGATTATTGTCCTTCTTCATCGCTCCGGCGCTTGCGAGTTTGCCGATTCGCCAGACGCGACGTTTTACCCGCTGGCTATCCGCTCGGCCTCCGATCCAGAAGGCGCGGTTGTGCTGCGGTCTGACTACTTCGAGACTCCAGTGCAAGGCGCGTATAGATGGGAAACGGAAATCACTTTCAAATCTTCTTCCGTCCTGCCGTTGACTATTCTGGCGGTGGTTTACAACATGGGTGTCTATGGTGAGTGAAGCCCCAACAATTCCAGCACTTCAAGCCCGTCTCTACGGTGAAAAGCTGGGCGATTATCAAGCCGTCTCTGGCTGGTGGGAAGCTCGGCATGGTGAACCATTAGCGGAAACAATCCTCCCGCCTTTGGGTGTGATTATTGAGGACGATCAAGGGCCTTGCGCCGCTCTCTGGTGCTATGAATGTTTTGGCGTTGGAGTGTGCTTCTTGGAGTTTCCAATTTCCCGCCCGAAGCTCTCGTTTGGCTCAGCAATGCAAGCCTTTGAAATGGCCGTCGAAGGCTGCATTCGAGTCGCTAAACTGCACGGCGATTTCTCGATTTTCCAGGGCTACACGCTGCCGGCAATTGCGCGGGCAATGAAGCGGATCGGCTTCGTTGCGGGTGAAACCGGATGGACAAAAATCATGCTGCGGAGGGATTGAAAACATGGGACTTGAAACAATTCTCGGCATTGCCTCCCTGGTAGTTAGCGCGGTTGGAACCGGGCTTTCGGTTCAGTCGCAGAACAATGCGGCCAAGTCACAGGAACAACTTTCGCTTCTCAACCTCCAAAGCCAGCGCCAAGCGGCACAGCAACAAGGGCGCTTGCAGTCGATGCAGGCGCAAGTGAACGCAGCCCTTGCGGCAAAGGATCAAGCGGCAGCGAATGCGGCGGCAGTCTCGCTGGAGCGCCAAGCGCAATCAGTCGGCGCGGCGGGTCGTGAGAATACCCGTCAGCAGAGAATGCAATTCGCGCAGTTCATCGCACAGCAGCGGGCGGCGGTTGCGGCTTCTGGTGTGGTCGATACGACCGGCTCCCCTCTCGCTCTTCTCGCTGACTCCGCAAAGCAAGAGCAGTACGCAGCGGACGAAACCCTCTACCAAGTCGAGTCTGCACAGCGGCAGCTCTACTTTGACGCCGATATGCAACGCAACGCCGGTACTGTTGCAGGAATCCAAGGCCTAGGCTTTCGGGCAGAATCGGCTGGCGCAATGGGTTCTATCGGCATGGCTGAAGCTCAAACTCGCCCTTGTTTTCTTGGCGCAAGGGCCCGGGCC